ACGCTAGCTTCCTTCGGCGGCGGCATCCCTTCGGAATACGAAAAGTGGGCGGCTGATCTGCCTACGTCTCATCAAGATAAGCACCGCGTCTATGCACATGCTGGCATGGATGGGTCTGTTCCATTTGATGACCAGAATGAAGCCATTCTCCTCTGGCATCGATATTCCCCCGGATGGTCAGGCTCTTATTGGGGCAAGCATCTAGTCCACGGTCACACCCCGGATATCAAAAATCCGACGACGATCGGCAACCGGACAAATCTCGATAGTGCCTGCGTCTTTGGTGGGAAGCTCTCATGCGCCGTCTTTGACGATGACGTGCAAGGAGAACCACTCGAATTCATGTGCGTGAGCAGAACCAAGAGCGCTGCGGCTTAACTGCCGGGCTCTTTTCCCAAGGAAAACCGGTTGTGAAGGACCGGACAAGGCGGATGACGATGAGCGATAGAATCTCAGCCAAGGATTACCGACAGGAAATGTCGAAGCCGACCGCCAAGAAGCAATACGCCCTTGGCCGTCTAAAGCCCGGCACGATGAACAAGACAGAGGCAGCATATGCTGGATACCTCGACACGCTGAAATCGCTTGGTGACGTGCTGTGGTGGGAATTCGAGGGCATTAAACTGCGCCTAGCGGACAATACGTTCCTGACCATGGATTTCGCAGTGATGAACTCGGCTTTCGAGATGGAGCTTGTCGACGTCAAAGGCTCGTTCGCAATGATTGAGGACGACGCGTGGGCTAAGACGAAGGTCGCCGCCGCAAAATTTCCGTTTCGGTTTTTCGTCGTCGTTCCGGTCGATCGGAAGTTCTCGGCTTGGAAGGTGGAGGAGGTTTAGCAGCCATGTTCAACCGAACATTAGTTATTGGTGGCGGCCATAGTAGCCATACGCATCATTACAATGTCGATGAGGAGCGTGCGCCAACTGACGAGAGCGTTAGGCTTCTCCGCGAGATGGAGAAGGCCGCCAGGGACGAGGTCGTCAAGAGTATCAGGCTTAACGTCAACGGTTTTGATTGTGTCGTCCGGACTTTCTACGACGCGCCGACCGACGACACCATCATCAGGGTTCTATTTTCCCTCAACGGGCAGAAGATGGAAGCCGAATATATCCACGACAGATACGGAGACGTCAAGAAGCTTGGCGAAGGCGTCCTCAAAGCCGTCTCGGATCGCATCGCGGAATCGGCGCTCCATGAGCTTTCCAAGCTCATCGATAAGCAGGGATTTGTCAGAACTTTCTGACATTTGAAAGGCGGAAAATCATGTCACGACAATCAGCAAAACGAACAGACGCGGTGAAAGTAATGCCTATCTTGGCGCCGATCCTCGGGGAGGAACTAGCGGCTGCCATCATCGAATTGCGCGACGACGTTAAACGCGAGCCGCTAACCGAACTGGCGGCTAAGCTTCAGGCCAAGGAATACTTGAAAACCGGGAACCCGATCGCCGCAGCGGAAATGCAGATATTGCGCTCCTGGCGGTCAATTCGCGCAGACTGGTACTTCAACGAAATAGACAAGCAACGCCGCAATCAGCCGAAGCCCTCAAGCGACATGGCATCATTCGCCTCCGAAGTGATGGAGCGGTACGATGAACGTACACACGTCTCCCAGCGTCATTAAAGCGCTGCAGAAGCTATGGGTGTCTCTTCCGGTGCGGGCGCCGAACGACGGCGCGGAAGACCCGACGCAGCGGCAAAAGGACATCCTCGAAAGCTATTGCTTTGCGCTCTCTGAATTTTCAGACGAGGCTATATGGGCGGCAGTCGACAAATTGCGTGCTGGCAAGATTGAGGAAGCGAGCAAGAACTTCTGCCCCAAGGCTCCCGAACTAGCTAGCTACGTCCGCGCCGAACAGACACGCATCCTCGCAAGCCGGCGCGAACGCCAATTGCCCAAGCCAGATCTACCCGCCCACGACGAAGAGCACCGCGCAAAGATGCTAGGATTGCTGCGGACGCTGAAGCGCGCGCTTGCTGGCGACAAGGAGGCACAGAAGACGCTTGAGCCTTGGGGATGGAAGCCATGACTGAAGAACAACAGCGGCAAAGTAAAGCGTACGCTGAGGTGAAGGCGCGCCTATGGGGTCAGCCTGCAATAACCAATCTGATCGCTGACCAGCACGCCATAGAGCGCGAGAAGGAGCAGCGCAGACGCCGGGAGGCAGACCGCATCGCCGAAATTGAGGCGAGGCTAGAGGCGGCGAGGAATGCAAGAAAGCGCGCTTTGGAAATGAAGCGGCTTAGGGAGTCCCTGACAGGCTTTTCGACGAAAGCTGAAATCTCCAAGACGTTCGACGATGAGGTGCAGATACTCGCGCCTAAGCCTGACGAAAACAGTCGGCCTAGCATGGAGGCAATCGCCAATGCTGTCATGGACAAATATCCAGGCGTGACGCTTGATGAAATTCGGTCGCCGGCCAGATCGAGAAAAATTGTGATGGCTCGCCGGGAAATCATCGTTCGCATCCGGCAAATAAGGCCAGACATCTCATTTCCTCGCATCGGTGCATTCCTTTGCAAGGATCATTCGAGCTGTGTTCATGCCTTCCAGCAATGGGAGAAGCGGCACAAATGACCATCTGCCCCAACTGCGGCTTTAGACATGCGAAAGAAGATTACGCCTCGGAACTGGACAATGTCCATCTTCCTCACAGGCAATTCGACATCGTTCTAAGGCTTAGGCAGGCAAGGGGCGCACTGGTCACGCATTCAATGCTGGTGGATTTCGTCTATGGCGACGATGAGGACGGAGGCCCTACAGATGCACTCGCTTGCATATGGTCTCATCTCTCCAGAGCCAGAGAGACAATCAAGAAAGCCGGATGGACGATCGAGAATGATCGCTTTGTCGGCTATCGCCTAGTGAGGGTAACGCGATGAACGTGAGCATATTGAGGTGAGGACGATGAGCACATCAACCTATAACGACAAAGGCCCAGAATGCCCTCATTGCCACCATGTTTTCGACGCGCCGGATGACGCGATGTGGAAATATGCCGACGATCTTGACGAACTTGAATGCTCCAGATGTGGCCGCAAATCAGAGATCAACACGATTCAGCGTTGGACTTGGATCTGCGAGCCATATGACGAAAGCGAGGAATGAAATAGGCCCAATCCTTCCGAACCGGGCCTATGAATCTGCATCGCACAAGGCGGATTCTAACGGAGACAGGGCGGAATGGCAAGTACGGCGGAAACTTATGAGGAAATGCTCTTGAGAAAGAGGGCTGAAATGTCAGCCATGGATCTGACGCCATGGTTCGCCGTTTCTGTCGTCCCTGGATCTCAAAAGCCGCGAAGGGAATACGCGGCGGAGAAGACAAGGAGCCGGAAAGGCTATCGTGTGATCACCAATATAAACCACGATGTTTCAGCGGTCGAGAGATCATTGGTTCAGGCAGGTTTTCAATGCTATATGCCAGCAGAAAAGCGGCTGCTTCGTGATCGAAGGCACACAGACTTGTGGAAAGTGCGGCGCTTCGCATTGATGGTCGGGTATGTCTTTGTACAGAGCCCGAGCGACTTCGGCAAGCTGAGGGAGGTGTGGGGCGTGCAAGGCATCGTGTCCGATCAGAATGGCGTGCCGCTGCCGATCCTATTGGAAGAAATCCTCATGCTGCGCGCCGCTGAGGCCGATGCAGAGAAGTTCTTCGACGCAAAGTCAAAGCTAGCTCGGCAAGTTCTGCGCAAGAAGGCAAAGACCGACCCGCGCTTGAAGATGCTCACGGAAAAGCTTGATATGGCTGGCAAGATAACGGTGCCATTGAATGGGGATATCTTGTCGGCAACACTTGAAAAAGTCGCCTGAAGCAGTTAATAAAGGGCAAGTGATTTTCATGGCCGTAAGTTGGATTCGTCCACGCCATGCCTCGACGCGTGAAATATCGCGTTGGGGAAATATTGCCTGCCGAATGCTGCATGTGGACTACATTCCGATTGTCACGTCTCATGCATTTCTCGTCGGCGGGATAGAGTTTGGAATGGTTCGCCTAGAAGGCTGCATTGACCGAGCGGGAAGGCCATCAAACAGGGTAACCTGTGGATACCGCCGTAGATAGCCGATGGCACTGGCGGCCATTCCAAAGCCATACAGCGGTCTAGCTTGGATCGGGACTGCTCGATCGAAAGCGTAAGTTGGCCAAGCCGCTGGAGAATAACTTCCGATGCTGTCCGCGCGTCGCATCTGGTCGGAATCCGCGCGGTGGGGACAAAGCGAACCCATATAGCAGGAGCTTGACGGTCGAGAGAGAACGGCAACAGTTTCGCCCGAATGGGCAACGTACTTTGGCAACCGGGATCTGGTAAACCAGCCTAACCAACTGTCAGAAACCGGTTTCTGCATAGCTCAATTTGAGAGCAGTGGCGAAAAGTAGGCTGTGGTGGCTGAAAAGTAACTTCAGGTTCTTGGTGAAAGTCCAAGTGCAGACGGGACTCCCGGCCAAAGCTTATTCGCCCCTCCGTTCTATACGGGATAGGGGCGACACAGTTTGGAAGTCGCATGTGTTGCCCGCCAGAGGATCATGCGTAGGAGTCTGGCGCTCCATTCCAAAGCCCAATTCGTTTCCGGTCAACGTGTTCAGCGCTCTCCGCGGCCAGATCGAAGGCAGTGACGCTGAAAAACCGGGCAAGCAAGGAAGATGCTCCAATAATGCTTAAATATGCTCTCGAAAGTCTGCCGGAACTGCTCGGCGACGCGGACTACGAACTGATCAAGAAGGCGATCGAATTCAACTTCCATCGCACCACCCCGGATAGCGAAGGCGTCCAGTTGCGCAAGCGGCTCAAGGAAATCATCCGCGATCGAGAGGCCAGAGAAGAATATAGCAGAACTCACGGTTCATTGTTGCCGGTTTATAGGGATCAATCTTCATTGCCGCCCAATATGGAACAGACCGGTTATTTTGTCCCCAATCATGGCATTGTGATGTGATCCGCACATTCCTCCGCCGTCTTGATCCTGGCGCCGCTATCCTTTGGATAGCCCTGATCGGCGCGACCATCTCGCATTTTGCGCCTGCTCACGCCGCCATCCACACAGACCGCCCAACACAAGAGACGGCACCGGTAGCGAGTAAGATCGAACCAGCCTGTCTCCAATCAACTACCATCATGAGATGGATTCGAGACGATAAAGGCAAGTGGCATATCCTCGGCAATCCGATCGTCGGGTTTGAGCCGTGTCATATATGATCCAAGGATAATCAAACATGGTCGCGAACCCAATCAGCCGCGGGAGTGTGCAAGCTCTCAGCGGGATTTCTAGTTTTGTCGCCATCAACTATTCCGTCAGCGACGTGACGCTGGCAACAGTCTGCCGAGGGATCGTCTGCAGCACATCAGGCACGCTCGTTTGCCGCATGGAAGATGACACGGCAGATGTCACGCTGTTTCTCAATGCTGGGCAGATCTACCCTTATCGGATCAAGATCGTCCGCAACTCAGGCACGACTGCAAGCATGGGCCTGTACGCAGGCTATTGATCAACCTCGTCTCAAGCAAAGGATAACAAGCAATGACGACGCAAACAAAATCTCTCTTCAAATCGATCTTCGGCCGTGAACTTGGCATCAATGCCTACGGCGGCCTCGCTTCGAAAGCCTCAGGATCTCAGATCGATCTCGGCAACAAGATTGCTGATGCGACCATCACGGTCGGTGCTGAATCAACAGACGTTCGCCCGATCACAATCCAGCTCAAGGACGCGAACGGCAACAACCTCGATGAGGCCGGCTATTTCGAGATCATCATGTTCTTGTCCAGCGCCATGACCGACTTCATGGCAACTGGTGGATCGACTGGTGTTGCGATCGGCGCCTCTGGCAAGCTCCAGGCTGTCATTGCCAAGAAGCTCTTCCGCGCGATCAGCACGACATCGGGCGCGTGGGCTGGCACATATACAGACACAGGCACGGAAGCTGGCTATCTCGCCATCCGTCTGCCCAATGGCCGTATCATCGGCGGCGGCACGATCACCAACGCGTAAAATCTAAATGAGAGGCAAATCATGTTTTCGCATTTAAAGGGTTCATACGAAGGCCATCTTGGCGATATGGCAACTCAGCGCATTGAGGAGCTTGAAGCCGAAGCCAATCAGGATGCTAACGCAGTTGATAAGCTTCTGCTTCGGCAATGGTGCATCCAGATGGCCATCGAGCGGAGAGATGACGCCACCGACATCGTTTCTCTGGCGCAAGAAATCTACGATTGGGTGAAGAAATGAGCACGCTTCAAGACTTCGTGGACAAACTCGTCCCGCTCCAGACTGAACTCAACGCAAAGATCGACGAGGACTTGAAGCAATCCAAGGCCCTCGCCGAACTCGAAAACGCAATCGTCGACCTGCAATCTCAGCGCTCGATCATCGAGACAGATGCAGCAAACGAAGGCATCGCTGTTTTAGATCTCACTGCGGCTGTCATGGCGGCAATCAACGCGCCTGTGGTCGAGCAGGTGGTTGAAGAGCCTGCGCCGACCGAACAGACAGAAGCGCCTGCTGATGCCGAGACCGTTTGATTTCAGGCAGGATATCGCAGACGAAATCTGCCAACTGCTTATTTCAGGCGAAAGCCTTCGTCGCATTTGCGAAAATGAAGCAATGCCTTCTCGCGGCCGAGTGTTTCAGTGGCTTGCAGAGAATGACACATTTGCAAACCAATACGCACGCGCGAGGGAAATGCAGACTGAAGCGCTGGTCGAGGAATGCCTTGAAATCGCTGATGATCCTGAGATTGACGCAGCGCAGGCGAGGATTCGTATTGATACGCGCAAATGGCTCGCTGGAAAACTGCGGCCCAAGAAGTATGGCGACAAGCTGGATGTTGATGTTGCTGGATCAGTGACGATCAACATCGCGGCTGACGACGCCGGCCTACTGTAAGTAGAGAAACGGTCATCTCATTGCTCGAAAATGGCCTTCATCCCCGGGCTTTTACCAATCCGCGGTAGAAAAAGGCTGTTTCCTTGTTCAAATTGACCAAGCGCCAGAAGCTTCAAGTCGAGATGGCGAGCAGTGCTGCTACGCATATCATGGCTTATGGTGGCGCTCGTTCAGGCAAGACATTCGGCTTTGTCCGAGCAACCGTCATGCGGGCGATTGCACACAAGAGCCGGCACGCAATCCTCCGCTATCGGTTCAACCACATCAAGCAATCGATCGGGATGGATACCTTCCCGAAGGTCATGGAGCTTTGCTTCCCTGAGCTTGCTGGCAAGTGGCGCCTGGACAGGCAGGATTATTATATCCAGTTCTGGAACGGCTCGGAAGTCTGGCTTGGTGGCCTGGATGACAAAGAGCGAACCGAAAAGATCCTGGGGCAAGAGTTCGCTACCATCTATCTGAACGAATGCTCACAGATCCCGTGGGCTTCGCGCAACATGGCAATGACGCGCCTCGCGCAGAACACTCCGCTTCGCCTCAAGGCCTATTACGACTGCAATCCTCCAGGCATGGCGCACTGGACATATCAACTCTTCATCAACAAGCGCGACCCGGACCGGAAGACAGCCATTCCGAACCCGGGCAATTACAACGCGCTGCTGATGAACCCGGCAGACAACACCGAGAACCTTTCCGAGACATTCCTTGAGGAGCTTCGCAATCTTCCGGAAGCGCAACGCAGACGTTTTCTTCTCGGGCAATTCACTGATGCATCGGAAAGCGCGCTCTGGTCGCTCGAACTCCTCGATCAGCAGCGAATCCTTGATGGCAAAGTGCCTGAGATGGTTCGTATCATTGTTGCTGTTGATCCTTCTGGCGTGGCTGGCGAGGAAGACACGCGATCGGACGAAATCGGCATAGTTGTTTGCGGGCTCGGCAAGGACGGTCGCGGCTATGTGCTTGAGGATCTGTCGGGCAGAATGGCGCCGGCAATGTGGGGCAGGGCGATAGTCGCGGCGTTTGATCGCCATGAAGCAGATGCAGTAGTTGCCGAGACGAACTTCGGCGGCGCAATGGTGGCTGAGATCGTTCGCTCTGCTGCTGCAGACAGAGCCAGGATAACGCAAACGCCTGTTCCATTCCGGGAAGTCAAGGCATCACGCGGCAAGGTCGCTCGCGCTGAGCCTATCGCGGCATTGTTCGAACAGCAGAAGATATCGCTGGTTGGTCACTTTCCAGAGCTTGAAGCGCAGCTTGAGGCATTCACCACGGCCGGCTTCATTGGCACGAAATCGCCTGATCGTGGTGACGCAATGATCTGGGGCTTGGCTTCGCTCTTCCCGGCCATGACGAAACGCGAAGAGCATTTGTTCATCCCCGCGCCCAAGGTCAACCTGGGCCATGCCAATCTAAAGAAACGCAGGTGATCCATGGGCGGTCTGTTCTCGAAACCAAAAGTCACGCCTCCGCCGCCAATGCCGGCCGATCAGAATGATCCTGCGGTAAAGGCTGCGGCTGATCGCGCTCGTCAGGCAGCATTGGGACGTTCCGGACGTGATAGCACGATCCTCACAAGCCAGAGCAACAGCGGCGGTACGTTGGCCTATCGCAATTCATTCCTGGGCGACTCCTGAATGAACGATAATGAGCGCCGGCTCATCGAGATAGGCGACGGCCTGTTCTCGACATTCCAGCCGTGGAATACGCTCAGGCAGGAACTGTGCGAGCTGTTCTATCCCATGCGGGCAGACTTCATCCGCATGTTGGCGCCTGGCGATGACTTCCAGATGGATCTGATGGATTCGACCACGGTCCTTGCTCGGGAGACGCTTGGCAACCTGCCGCATTCGGTGCTGAGGCAAGGTGACTGGTTCAACATCTCGACTGGAGACGACGAGGAAGACAAGAAGCCTGCGAACATGACATGGTTCGATGAGGCGAAAGAAGCCATGCGCAACTTCATGTATGCGCCTCGGGCTAATTTCGTACTCGCCACCAGCGAAGCAGATCATGATTGGGTGACGATCGGTAACCCTGTGATCTCGGTTGAAGAGAATTCACTGCGCAATGGGCTGCTCTATCGCGCATGGCATCCGAAGAGCGTGGTCTGGATGTCGAACGCCGATGGTCAGATCGACCATGTCCAGCGCAAGATCATGATGACGGCCCGCAACATCGCTCGTCGTTGGCCGAATTGCGATCAGAAGATCAAGGCAGCAGCGAAGAAGACGCCAAACCAGGAATTCGAAATCCGCCATATCCTGATGTGCGTCGACGACATGTACGGCGACGACAAGGTCAAGCGCCGCAGGTATTCGGGCAAGCCATACATCAGCGTCTATCTCGACCGTGCAAACGAGATGGTGCTGCAGGAAACGCCATCGAAGGTCTTCAACTATCTCGTCCCGCGCTGGAAGGTGCTGAGCAACGTTCCGATCGGCTTCTCCCCGGTCACGATCAACTGTCTTCCTGATGCCCGCATGCTTCAGTCGCTCGCTCGCATTCTGCTTGAGCAGGGCGAGAAGGGCGTTGACCCGCCGATGCTGGCAAAGGGCGATCTGTTCCGTGGCGATGTCAATCTTTATGCTGGTGGCCTGACCTATGTCGATCTGGAGGATGATCAGAAGCTCCAGGACAAACTGATGCTGCTCGACACGCAGTCAAAGCTGAATGTCGGCGTGGAGATGAAACAGGACGTACGCAATCTCATCGCTGAATCGTTCCTGCTCAACAAGCTGACATTGCCACAAGTCCACGAAATGACGGCATTTGAAACCAACGTGCGGCTTGATGAATATCGGCGGGCAGCATTGCCGTTCTTCGGCCCGATCGAGGCGCAGTATCATCTGCCGATGCTAGACCTGACATTCGAGATCCTGCTCAACAACAAGGCATTGCCAGCGCCGCCCAAGGAATTGTTGGATACGGATGTCACGTTCAAGTTCGAAGGCCCGCTGAACACGCTCGAAGGCCGTCAGGTTGTCGCGGCTTTCCAGGAAAGCGTCCAGATCATTGCTGCTGCGGCACAGTTCAATCAGCAGGTTGTCAATTCGTTCGATCTTACCACGGCAACGAAGGACGCTGTCCGCGGTGCTGGTGCTGAGCCTGAATGGTTCGTGGACGACGAGACAGCACAGCAGGCCACGGCGGAAGCAAATAAGGCAGCACAGCTAGCCCAGGCAGCACAGGTGCTCAATGCGGGCGGTCTCACGGCCAAGAATGTCGGCGAAGGCACACAGGCTCTACAGCAGGCCGGCCTTGCCCCTGGTGGCGCACCTAGCGCGGCTCCTGCACAATGAACGTAACCACGCCCGTTCCTTACGACGAGGGCATTGTCTACGCCTTCCGCGCCTTGTTCGAAGGCAAGGCCACAGAGGATCAGCAGAAGCGCGCCATTGAGTGGCTACTGCTCAACTGCTGCCACATTGGACAATCGAGTTTCGCGCCTACGGACAGAGAGACGGCCTTTCTGGAGGGAGAAAGGAACGTTGGTCTGCAGGTTGCCCGCATGAAGGATGCAGCCGCATTGGAGAAGGTGAAGAAGAGGCAGTAAATGGAAGAGGCAACAACAGAGATCAGGCCTGATGTCACGCAAGAAGCGACGGCAACTCAGACTACAGAAGCCACAGCAGCAACGACGGCCGTTGAAAAGGCGGTAACCGAGGAGGTGACCACAGAACAGGCCGCGTCTGAATCGTCCATTCCGGACAATTGGCGTGATCTGCTCACGGGCGGCAATGAAGACGTCGCCAAGCTCATCAATCGCTACAGTTCGCCGGCCAATATCGGCAAGGCTCTGCTTGAGAAAGAGCAGAAGATCCGTGCTGGCGCCACCAAGATCGAGCGTCCCAAGGACTTTGCCGACGAAAAGGCAATGGCCGACTGGCGCAAGGCAATGGCTTTGCCGGATGATGCCACGGGCTACAAGCTCAATGACAAGGTCGTCAGCCGTCTTTCGGACGATGATAAGCCCGTGTTCTCGAACTACACGGAATTCGCTCACAAGCGCGGCATCCCGCAAGAATACGTCAATGACATGGTCGAGTGGTACCTTGAGAACAAGGATTCCGCTGATCAGGCCATGCGAGAGGCCGACACAAAGGCTGCGACGGAATGCGAAGACAGGATGCGCGGCGAATGGGCCGGCGCTGAGTACCGCGGCAACCTGACGCTCGCCACCCGCTTCATCGAGCAGGAACTTGGCATGCCATTCCAGGAGTTCTGCGCTGCTCGTCTTCCTGATGGAAGGAAGATCGGCAACGTTCCTGAACTGGTCATGGCCTTTTCAAACAAGGGCCGCGAGACATTCGGTGACTCTGCCTTTGCCAACACTGACGTTGCGCAGAAGTTCGAGGACCGCAAGAAATTCATCGAGAACATCCGTGACACCGATTTCCCACGGTATGAACGGGAGTTCGCGAAGGAAATGAATTCGATCATTGAGACAGAACTCAAGCGATCGAAGAAGTAAGCATACCCGGCAATCACTCGCCACCCCGCATTGCGGCCCGGGTGAACAGCCATCTATCCCTCAAGCACGTGAAAGCCCCTGACGCCACGCTGGCTACCCTGCTTATGCAGACCCGGCAACGCTGAAGGCTACCCTGTCTCGGAGCTGAAAACCCCAACCAAATCAAAACGAAGGAACTACCATGTCCATTGAGGCAGCAGTAGTTCAGTATCGTCGCGATTTCGTTCCGGCATTTCGGCAGACCGTTAGTCTTCTACGAATGACCGCTACGAAAGAAGTGGTACTGAACGGCAACCAAGCCACCTTCCTGGTGTCTGGTTCGGCAACTGATACGGCAGTCACCCGCGGCACCAACGGTGATATCCCGTACGGCAACCCGACCAATACGCAGGTTACCGCAACGCTCGTTGAAAAGCACGCTCCCTATGAGCTGACCGGCTTCAACGTCTTTGCATCTCAGGGCGACCAGGTCGGCCTGATGCGGACAGAATCGATCGCAGTGATCAACCGCGATATCGACCTGACCATGCTCGCAGAGCTTGCCAATGCAACGCAGGACTTCGGCACTGGCACAGCCACGCTGCAGACCGTCCTCGGCGCCCAGGCATGCCTCGGCAACAACGACGTCGACATCGAAGACGAAGAGAACATGTTCTGCATCATCACCCCGGCTTTCCGCGGGTATCTGCTGCAGACAACGGAATTCGCCAACGGTCTCTACGTCGACAGCAAGCCGCTTGACGGACCTGTCCGCAAGATGTGGCGCTGGGCAGGCATCAACTGGATCGTCTCGTCCCGTATCACGGGCATCGGTACGGCCAGCGAGCTTTGCTACATGTTCCACAAGCGCGCGCTCGGCTACTCGATCAACGTCGGCGAAGATCGCATCTATGCCGGCTTCGACGAACGCCAGGGCAAATCCTGGTCGCGTGCCGAGGTCTACCACGGCGCAAAGATCCTCCAGAACAACGGCATCGTGAAGATCACTCACGACGGCTCCGCGTTCGTGACCACGTAAGGAGATCACCCATGGCTTATAGTGGTGATAACGTTGCGCTGCTCTACAACTCTGTCGGCGGCGCTCTTCCCCGCGTCTTCCTCTATCTCAACGCAACTCCCGATGCAGACGCCACCATTGTCGGTGCCGGCTACTTCTCGGACGGCGTGACGCGCGGCATGCGCGTTGGAGATCTGGTCGACGCCATCAATGTCGGCACTGCGAAGTACAAGCGCTATCAGGTGGCCTCGGTCTCTGGTGCGGCTGCTACTGTCGCGGCCCCGACAGCGATCACCTAAGGCACTTCGCAGCTTCGGCTGCGGGTTGCCTCTTCCCCCACAGTCGGAGTGATGGGGCGGCAATCCTCCTCCCTTGCCGCCCCTCTTCCGATGTCAAAATGCAAAAGAGGCACGCATGAAAACCCTGCATCCCACGGCGCTTCGGCACCAGGCCGAATACGTGCGCCAGCAATTCCATCTCACCGTTTCGCCTGATGTCACGGTGGAAGACATGCTCATGCCCGGTTTCTGGGCTCATCACGCCGGCCGCCTGAAGAAAGGCGATCTGATCGACGTTCTCGGCGATGGCTTCGATATCACCTTGCGTGTTGCCAACTCGAATGTTGGCTTCGTCAATGTCTACGTGATCCGCGAATGGCGCGACACGACGCGGACCATGTCTATTTCGGACGAGGAAGCCGAACAGATCGAGGCGTCTCTTCCGGATGGCTATGTAGTCGATCACACGCCGCGCACGCTCTGGCGGGTTCGCCTGAAGGATGGCGCTGTTCCGATCAGCCGCGATCACAAGACCAAGGTCGAAGCCATCACGTCGGCGATCAAGCATCATCGCCAAATGCTGGGGCAGGTGGCGGCATGACCACGATTGCTTATCGTGATGGCATAATGGCTGCTGACAGTGGTGTGTGGCACGGCGACGGAATGAACCCTTGGGCAACGAAGGTTGCTAAAGGGAATGACGGGGTTCTCTACGGACTAACAGGTAATGCGGCCGAAGCGTCAAACTACATTGCTTGGGTAAAGGGCGGCTATACGGGGGACGAACCGAAGGCGCGGTCATTAAATGATGGCGACAATAGTTCATTCGTTGTTGTCATTGCCAAGGCCGGAGACCCGATTAGGCTGCGCACTGCCTACGGTGATGAGATGTATGATGCGCCGTACATCTCTATCGGCGGCGGATCACAAGCTTGCTATGGGGCAATGTACGTGGGTGCCGACGCTCCGACAGCAATCAAGGCGGCTATCGAGCATGGGGCCAGCGCTATCGGGAACGTGCAATCAGTCTCTTTTGCAGAACCAGAATTATTGAGGTTAGCCGTCAATGGGTGACCGTCTCACCATCTACCGCGGCGCCGCTCGGATGCTTGGCAATCATCGTATTGCCTCGCTCACCGAACAGACAGCCATGCGCTCCGTTCTGGATGACTGCTGGGATTCGGCGGTCAACTACATGCTGGAACAAGGCCTGTGGAACTTCGCGTTGCGGACGGTGGAACTGGATTTTGACACCAACGTAGAACCGCTGTTCGGCTACAAATACGGCTTCTCCAAGCCTGCCGATTGGGTGAGAACGCAGCGCGTCTGCGACTTCCCCACGCTCAACAGCGATTTCGAGCGCTGGCATGATGAGGCTGCCTACTGGTACGCTGACCCGGAAAAGCTCTTCATCACGTATGTCTCAAACCTCCCGAACTACGGCTGGAACATAGGCGCATGGAGGCAGCACTTCTGCAAGGCGCTGGAAGCCTATCTTGCCTTCGAGGCAGCAATCGCCATCCCCGATGACAAGGGCTCCAGAAGCGACCTGTTCCAACTCTACAAGCGCCGGCTTGCCGATGCCAAGATCAAGGATGCCGCAGACGAGGAAGTTGAATACGCTCCTCGCGGTCGCCTGATCCGCTCTCGCTATGGCTACGGCTCGCGGACTTACACGCGCTATCGCTGATGCCAAAGCAAAACGTCTACGTCCAGTCCTTCAACGCAGGGGTCGTTGACAAGGAACACCTCCCGCGTGTCGATCTGGAGCGCATGCGCCTCGCCGCCGAGGAACAGACGAACCTGATGGCGACAGTGACGGGCAATATGTTCCTCCGTCCTGGAACGCAATATCTCACCGGAACGCGAGACAACAAGCAAGGGCAGCTCAAGGAATTCGTCTTCAGCGACAAGGACGGCGCTGTTCTAGAATTCACCAACAATCGCATGCGTGTGATTGTCGATGATGTGCCGCTTGCCCGCGGAGCCGTCTCGACAGCAATTCAACATCCAGATTTTGAGGATGATGGCGGCTGGGCATTGAGCGCAACAGCCGGCGCAACATCTGAAATCTCAGGTGGGAAGCTTCGTCTAACGGCTTCTGCTCTTGGCTCCAAGGCAGTCGCAAAGCAATCGGTATCCGTCTCCGGCGCTGATATGGGCAAGGAACATGCGCTCAGGATCGTCATCGATGTTGGACCTGTCACATTCCGATGCGGCAAGATCGCATCCGGAGATGACTATATCTCGGAAACGCAACTGATCGAGGGCGTGCATTCCCTCGCGTTTACGCCAACGACTGATACATTCTGGGTCCGCTTCCAGACGACTTCGGAAACCCCGCGGCGTGTCGCATCTTGCACAATCGAGCCCGCTGGCGTGATGGAGATCTCGACACCATGGGCGCTGACTGATGTTGGCAACATGCGGTTTGCGCAATCGGCCGATGTTGTGTTCGTCGCTTGCGAAGGAACGCAGCAACAGCGCATCGAGCGCCGCAGCCGGCATTCCTGGAGCGTGGTCAAGTATTGGGCCGATAAAGGCCCGTTCATGGCGGCACCCTCTGCCCCGGTTCGCCTGAAGCCAGATGCTACCCGCGGCGTGACAACGCTCCGATCTTCTGATGATTTCTTCACGCCTGATCATGTCGGCGCGCTGTTCAAGCTCAACCACAACGGCCAACTGATCCAGCAATCGCTTGCAGATAATCAGGTCAAGACAGACCCGATCAAGGTCACTGGTGTTTACAATATCACTGACACGATCGGTGACCGCGACTGGACTTATACGATCGCCGGCACATGGGCGACAACGCTACAGACAGAACGGTCTGTTGATTCGGACACTTTCGGCTTTCGCCCTTATCGCAAGTCACAGGGCGATGACACTGTGCCGATAACGGCCAACGTCAGCGACGTTGTCCAGACGGATCAGAATGACAATGCTATCGTCTATTATCGCATTGGTTTTGCCAATGGCTATACATCTGGCGTGGCTGACATCACGATCAATTACGATGGCGGTGGCGGCTATGGCATTTGCCGGGTCACGCAGTACAACGATCCGCAGTCCGTTCAGGTTCAGGTTATTGTTCCGTTCAAGGGCATCGTCTACATCAGCGATTGGCTAGAGGGGCAATGGTCGACCAAGCGCGGCTTTCCTTCGTCTGTGGCCCTATCCGAGGGCCGGCTGTTCTGGGCGGGCAATGACAAGTTCTGGGCTTCGGTGTCGGACGCCTATGACGATTTCGATGAGACGACTGAAGGCGATTCTGGCCCGATCAATCGCTCGATCGCCATTGGTGGCGTCAATGATGTCCAGTGGATGCTTCCTCTCCAGAGGCTTGCCATCGGCACCAATGCAATCGAGGTAGCGGTCAAATCTACCACGCTCGACGAGCCGCTGTCTCCCACGAATCTTTCGCTGAAATCCTCCTCGTCTATAGGGTCCGCACCTATCGAGCCAGTGAAGATCAACGGGTCAGGCCTGTTTGCCGATCGGACAGGAACGGCGCTATTCGAACTGCTCTATTCCTCTGATTCGAATGATTACGCAGCCTCGGAACTTACGCGCCTCTGCGCCTCTCGGTTCAAGTCCGGCATAATCCAGATCGCAGTTTCCCGGCGCCCTGATACGCGGGTCTGGGTCGTGCTGGCAGATGGAACCTGCATGTGCGTGCTCTATGAGCCAGCACAGAAAGTCGTTGGTTTCATCCCCATCACGACAGACGGAGGTTACGAAAGTGCCTGTGTTCTGCCCGGAACCACGCAGGATATCGTCTATTGCATCGCAAAACGCACAATCAACGGGCAAGATTGCCGCTACATCGAAAAGATGGCAACGGATGCGCAGGCGAAGGCATCTGTGGGCTTTGTCATGGATTCCGCGGTCATGGGGACGAATTCCCCTGCCAGCGCAACGATAGGCGGCTTGAGCCATCTCATCGGCAAACAAGTGAAGGTGTGGGCAGACGGCGCGCCGATCACGCAGACTGTCGATGAGCTTACGTCTCCCAAGCTATTCACTGTCTCTGACGCTGGAACAATTACGGTCGACAGGACGGTCACGAGTTATATCGTCGGGCTTCCCTATCAAGGGCGCTACAAATCCGCTCGTCTCGCTTATGGTGCGGCCGGCGGGACAGCCATGCTTCGCAAGAAGAACCTCAGTTCTCCCGGTATGATCATTTCTGATTATGTCCGCTCTGGACTGCGTTTCGGCCATTCATTCACCGAGATGTGGCCGCTGCCTGCCTACAATGATTATCAAGTCGCGCCGGAAGTCATGGCAGATCTGGTCGATGAAGAAGCACAGCTTCCATACACAGACAGTTGGACGACAGATAGCCGACTGTACATCACGGCTGACTGGCCGGTGAACTTCCTTGGTCTGGCCTATACCGTGGACACCTCCGGATGATCGAGGTGCAGAGCGTCAACGGCTCCTACGCCCGCCAGCATAGCGGTTTGGAGATCGATCTTCCCGTTGCCTGCAAGGTTGGCCTGATGGATGGCCGGTTCATTGCTGCCGGAGGCTTAGCGTGGGGCGGCGGTCGCTGCTGGCTATGGTTCTCGGTCGAAGACGGCACCAAAGGCATTCTGCGGCAAACCCTGAAGGAATGCCAGTACATGCTGCGTAAGGCTGCTCAGCTCGGGGCAACGGAAGTCTTCACGCCACGCGATGCGAATTATCCCACCTCGGAGCGGCTTTGCAAGCTTGCAGGCTTCGAGAAGACGGGCGAAGTGATTGAGGGCAAGGAAATATGGCGGCACTTGGTGTAGTCGCGTCTGTCATTTCCGCTGTCGGTGGTATCGCGAGCGGGATTGCGCAGAACAACGCGGCTCAATTCGAGGCACAGCAGCAGGAGGCGCAAGGCAAGGAAGACTTTGCCGCGTCCCAGCGCCAGGCCGAACAGCAGCGCAAGGAAGCGCAACTCGTCCAGTCTCGCCAACAGGCGCTTGCTGCGGCTTCAGGTGCCGGCGCGCAAGATCCGACCATTGTCAGGCTTATGTCACAGACGGCAGGGCAAGGCGAATTGAATGCGCAGTCCAGCCTTTACACAGGCGAGCAGCAGAAGCGCGGCTTGTTCGATCAGGCAAAAGGCACCCGGATGACAGGGCAGGCCAATATGATTGGGTCATTCCTCGGTGGCGCTGGAGATTTGTTTAGCGGCTTTGCGAAATATGGCCCGTCCACATTTGGGTATAAGTAATGCCGCGTCTCCCCACGCAATATGATCTGTCGCAACAGCCAGGCCTGCGCTCAGGCCGGCAGGTCGCGACATATGATGCAAGTGGTATCGGCCGCGGCCTGGAGCGGCTTGGCGCCGGCCTGAGCGATGCTGCGAGCACGATGATGCAGCAGCAGAATGCCGTTGATCTGTCTCGGGCTGAAGCCTACAAGACCAAAGGTATCCTCGACGTCAAGAACCAATTCGTCAACGACCCGGAATATTCCACGTTCTCGAAGCGAGGCGATCCGACCGTTGACAAGACAGTCACAGATGCAGCGAACCTTATTCGCGACCCGCGGATGCGCGAGCGCTGGCAGGCAGAGGCGCAGAAGGATGCAGTCGTAGCGAAGGACTGGTTGATTGATCAGTCGACGCAGAAGAAGCGTGGTGCTGAAATCGCAGCACTCAACGACGCCAACAACACAAACTACAACATTGCGATCGATCCGAATACGCCAGAGGATGTCAGGACAAAGGCCCGCGCCGATCTGGCTGGCTCGATCGACATGGCCGAAAAGTCGGGCCTCATCGCCCCGGAGGATGCGCAGAAGGCCCGCGTAACGCTGCTTCAGGGCGGCTATGATGAGCAGGCAAAGCTTGCGGCACAGGCTGGTCAGTTGAACCTGCCGAACGTCGACACACTGGCGAAGGCCATGACTGGCGTCGAAAGTGGCGGCGATCCAAATGCCGAGAGCAATAAGGGCGCTATCGGGCTTATGCAGGTCGAACCTGCGACTGCGGCTGGCATCGCTAAGGAAATCGGTGATACCAACTTCCCGGCTGATCTTGAGAAGCAGAAGGAGTATCTGAAGAACCCCGACGTCTCTATGACATACGGCAAGCGCTATCTCGGGGACATGCTGACCAAGTATCATGGTGACGAGGAAGCCGCGCTCATCGCCTATAATGGCGGCCCTGCGCGCGCGGATGCATGGCTTAAGGCTGGTCGTGATGACTCGGTGTTGCCGCAAGAAACGTCAGACTATTACCGCAAGGTCATGGCGGGCATGGGGCCAACTGGCAAGTTCGACAGTCAGCAACAGGCGGTCGCCAAGTCCTATCTCCAGGCGCATACAGACAAAGGCCCAGAAGCAATCCAAGGCCTGAACGGAGATTTCTCCGTCAAGCTCGCCAATCTGTTCCAGAATGCACCGCCTGAACTCAAGGATAAGCTCGGCATCTTCTCCGGCTACAGAACGCCGGAACAGCAAGCTACGATCATCGCCAAGAACATGAGCCGATATGGACTTTCCCGCGCCGCGTGGGAGGCCGATGTTGCGCAGATGGGTGCGGTGAAGGCCGGTGAAAAATGGGAAGGTGATTTCAGGCGCACTGGTCTATCGAGCGAATATGGACGACCCGGCGGCTCCAACCATCAGAAAGGACTTGCCGCCGATCTGTCTTTCAATGGGGAGAGCTTGGCAAAGGCGCCGCAACAGGTTGTTGATTGGGTCCATCAAAACGCTGGCAAGTTTGGGCTCAAGTTCCGGCTTGAAAACGAAAACTGGCATATTGAGGACGATAGCACCAGCACTGGCCCGACAAAATCTTATCCGATCTATTGGCAGAAAGTGTCTCCGCAGGCTCGCCAGCAGGCTTTCGATATTGCCGGCGAAGTCGAGCGCAAGCAGCAAATGCAGGATCTCGCCAACCTGAAGGCGACGCAGCAGCAAGCGCAGGATGATTTCAATCTGCGCATTGCCGCAAGTCCGACAGCGGGGATGCGCAGTGAAATTCTTCAAAGCCCAAACATGGACAACGGGCAGAAGGCGACGCTTCTCAATTCCCTGAATTCGGCCCTGAAGGAAAATGCTGGCGTCTCCGACCTGATTTCGATGCTAGGCAATGGGCAGAGCGTCAATATCAATCCATTCAACGAGGAAGTAACGAAGGTCGCCAACAAGGCCTTTGAGCAAATGATGGCATCGACCACGGAAGACAAGCGGCCGGCGCTCACAAGCTCGTTTATCTCGCAGACCGGCTATATCCCGAAGATGATGCAGGCCGAAGTTCGCCGCGCCAATGTCACGCAGTCTGTTCCCGAAATGACCAGCGCCCTGACAACGGCTGATCAACTTCAGCGTCTTGCGCCGACATCGTTCCAATCCATGGACGGGCACGAGCAGGTGCAGAAGAACCTGGATGCTTATCGTCATCTGACGAACGACATGGGCTATACGACTGACGAAGCCGCGCGCAAGGTCATCGCCTTGAATGATCCTGAGCAGGTCCGCCAGCGTGACGCTGTGATGAAGTCCAAGCCGGTCACGGATTTCATCAAGACCGTTGATTCTTCTACTGTCGCGGGTCTGTTCGGTTCAAGGCTGCCGTTCTCAAGCCCGAACGTTGGTGAAACAGCCAATCAGCAGCAATTGTCAGTCGGCTACTCTCCCGAAGGTGAACAGGCCATCGTTGCGGATTACAAGGGCATTCTGGAGGAATCCATTGCTGATGCCGGCGGCGATACCACGCTCGGCAAGAAAATGGCTGACGATCGGTTCATGAAACTCTATGGCCCGTCTCAATTCACTATTGCTGGCAAAACAGTTTCGAAGCTCCCGCCGGAAAAGACGTATCCAGCCGATATCAATGGCTCCTACGACTATATCCGCAACCAGGCGATGGACGACCTGAAGAAGGAAAAGATCGACGCTACAGGCATTTATCTAATGCCCTATGAGCAGACGGAGCGTGATTTCAATGCGGGCAAGCCGGCCAACTATCAGCTTTTCTATGAGCAGGATGGGCAGTTCCACAAATATCAGCATCCATTCGTTGCTGATCCTGCAGCGGCCAATCAGACGGCGGTGCAGAAATCGGCTGAGACGCAGAAGGGTAATGTTCAAAACGAACTGGAAATCCAGCGTCGCATGAACGAAGCCGCCAAGCGCAAGGAAGGTTCTCCGGATTGGATGAAGGCGCAAGAGATGCAAAACGAATATCAGAAAATGCAGGAGGAAAAGCGCATTACGCCATCAACGCCTAACGGCAATCTGGAGCCATCCGTGTCTCCTGAAGATCAGTTGTTCAATCAGTAATGCCGCTCAACAAGTCCGTTACCTTCGATGATGCTGGATATGTCGGCTATACGCCTGACGATCAGCCGCCGCTATCATTTATGCAGAGCATGGGTGCCGCTCTCCGCCAGAGCAATTCCGTCGTGTCAACCATAGCAAATCCGCGGCTGGATTATGACGTTCACGATCTAACAAAGATCGACCCTGTCTATGATCCTTACAAGGATATCAAAGGCTACGAAGAATATGCGCCTCTGTTCGAACACGTCTATAATCAGACAGCCGACACAGCGTTAAAGCAGCAGATCGACCAGTCTCGTAAGGACCAGCAGACGCTCGCTCAATCGGGCTGGACCGGAACGCTGCTGAATTTCGGCGCCAGTGTAATCGATCTTCCCACGCTCATTCCTGGCGGGGCGCTGGTCAGAGGCGGCAAGATCGGCTTTGATGCATTGAAGAGCGCCCTGGCGGTCGGTGCATCGGCCGGATTGTCCACGGCCATTCAGGAGACTGCACTTCAGGCGAACCAACCGACACGCACGCCAGAGGAAAGCGCCTTCGCCATCGGCGGCTCAACAATCCTTGGCGGCCTGCTCGGCGCCGGCCTTTCGAAGTTCTTCACGCATGGAGAATGGAATCAGGTATCAAAGAGCCTGGAGGAGGATCTATCGGGGGAAGTGGCAAACCCGAATGCTGTTGTCGAGCAGATGGTGAAGCGTGCTCAGGCCGCTGGCGCTCAGTCTGTAGACGATATTGCTCCCACGCTTCAAGAGATGGGCGTTGGCGGACCAAGGGCTGCGCAGATCGTGGCAAATGCTACAGCTGCTGCGCGGCTAAGCCCAGGCATCCGCACCATGCTTTCGCCTTCTGCCAAGGTGCGGGAAATCTACCTGAAAATGGTCGATAACCCGATCTACACCACCATGAACATGGAAGGCAAAACGCTTGGTGCGGATGTCGAAAATCTGGTCAAGACGTATACGCGTGGCGCCTATGGCGACTGGAAGCGCCTGGCGGATGAGCAATATCTCAGGTATCGCCAGTCACTAGGCCAGAATGCCATCACGTCACGCTTCCCGGCCACTGGCGAAACATTGTCCAAGACGCAATTTCTTGAGCGTGTAGCACAGGCTGGGCGCCGCGGGGATCTGGACTCGGCTGGAAACGAGTTCATTACCAATACAGCCAAGGCTGCGCGCGAGAAAGTCTTTGATCCCCTGTTCGAGCGCGCCAAAGCTGAAGGCCTGTTGCCGGATGACGTGAAGACCACGACGGCAGCAAGCTACGTTACCCGCATGTGGAACCGTGAAAAGCTGATCGGCGAGGAACCGCGTTTCCGACAGATTGCCAGGGAATATTTTACAAACGAACTCGACAAGATCGAGGCATTGCAAAAGGCCGACAAGGAAGCGCCGAAGACGCCTGACTTTGTAAGCGAGGCTGACAAGAAGGACTATATTGAAGGCGTGATCTCTGATGTCTTCAATAATCTGACGGGGAAAGGAAATGGTGACATCCCAGAATGGGTCGTCCCGACTGTCCGCGGCCCGCTGAAGGAACGCACATTCAACATCCCTGATGCCAAGATTGAAGACTTTCTGCATAACGACATGGCACATATTCTCCAGCGTTACTCTCGGCTGATGGCTGCGGATATAGAGTTGAATAAGAGGTTTGGCCGCCCTGACATGAAAGAGCAGTTCGATCAGGTCGCCAAGGATTACGAACAACTTCGTGCCGAGGCAAAGACGCCAATCGAGCGCGTGAAACTGGACGAAGCAGAAGTCAAAGACGTAAAGCATCTGAAGGCTTTTAGGGATATGGCGAGAGGGACATATCGGACGGCTGACCGCTCTTCCGGCTGGAACGCTATCACTAAAGCAGCCCTGACGTGGAACTATATGCGTTTGCTCGGCGGTGTAACGCTAGGAAGCCTCACTGACGCGGCCAGAATTCCGATGGTCCACGGCCTTCGTGCCACGATGAAAGAGGCGTTGCCGATCCTCACCAGCCGCGTGAACGGCATTCGCGCCATCAAGATCGCCAAGCAGGACGCAAAGGAACTTGGCGCCGTAGCTGAAAGCGTGATGCAGCACCGCCTTGCATCCATGGCTGATCTCAATGACCCGTATCGCTTCGGGAATAGGTTTGAGCGCTACCTGGATAACACCGCCAACGCCTTCACGAAGATGACGGGCATTGGCTGGTGGACGGACATGATGAACACGATTTCCGCAGTCATGACGGAAAACCGGGTTCTGAAGAATTCCATGAATTGGGGGAAGATCGACAAGCGCGAGAAGGCCTATATGGCCTATCTTGGAATTGACGAGGACATGGCGCAGCGCATCGCTGAGCAGTTCAACAAGCATGGCGTCACTGATCAGGGCATCCACGGCGGGAACGTCAGCGAATGGGATGACGATCTAGCCAGACGGGCTTTCGGCGCCGCACTGAATAAGGACACAGACCGCACTATCGTCAAGCCTGGCATGGGTGACGTGCCGTTGTGGATGAAGACGAATACTGGACGGCTGCTCACACAGTTCAAAAGCTTCGGCGTTGCATCTCATCAGCGCGTGCTTATCGCAGGACTGCAAGAACGCCCGCGACGCCTGATGGAAGGTATGGTGCTAGGAACCGCAGTCGGCATGATGATAGGCTACCTCAAGATGATTGAGCGC